CCCATGCGATCAATCGGGCTTTCAATTGCGTTGATATCGAACATTTCGAAATCCTCGTTGTTTAGCGACTGTGGGAGTATCTTATCAATCAAAAAGCCAAAAGTCAACCAAAATTTGAAAAATAGTTAAAGTTTTTCGATCAGGACTGGCATGACTTGCGATAAATACTTTCATGCCAAGATTATCACTGTACAGGCCTAACAAACAATACGATTATCGATTTTTCGATAGAACTATCGCGGAAATGTTAACTGTTGGCGGCACCGATCTCTATATACACAAATATTTGGGACCAACCAACGAAGGGGCAAGCAACGATTTCACACAGCCGCAGTATTCTGCACTAAGTCCTCTGAATATTCAAGACCTGTTGTTTTTAGAAAACCGTGACCGCACCTATGATGTTAACATTTATCGCTTGCGTGGACAATATAACGTCACAAATTTGGACTTTGACCTAACACAATTTGGCCTTTTTCTCACACAGGATGTTATTTTCATAGTCGTACATTATAACGACATGATAGATATTGTCGGTAGAAAACTCATGGTAGGCGACGTTATTGAACTACCTCACCTGCTTGATTATAACCCACTTGACGACACGATCAAGTATGCATTAAAACGATTTTATCAAATAACGGACTCCAACTTTGCCAGTGAGGGATTCTCTCAAACATGGTATCCTCATTTATGGCGTATTAAGTGCGAACCATTAATCAACTCTCAGGAATTCTCTCAGATTCTCCAAGAGCCGGCAAATCAAGACAATTATCTGGGCAAATGGGATCCTAGCAAGACATATCCTCCAGGATATGTGATTTCATATGGTGACAAGAATTACATATCAATAGCTGAAGTACCTGCAGGAGTTAATCCACCTAATTCAGCCTACTGGCAAGAGCAAAATGATACTCTCGCACAGATCATGTCCACTTATCAAAAGAACATTGAGATCAACAACGCGGTTCTGGAAGAAGCAAAGCGAGAAGTTCCACTTTCTGGTTACGACATAGAACCACTATATATCGTACCTACTTACGGTGCGTATGCCGATTTTTGTATTCCATCGTCCCTGCTGGATCAACCAGCTCCACCTATAGGAGTTAACGCCTTTCAACCTATACCGCCCGGCACATATCCACTGTGCCCAGTAGTTCAAATGCGTAATCCTGAATTTAAGAATTCAAGTCCAGCAATACGAATCCCACAGAAAGTAATAAAGAGCATTTGGGACATGACTGCTGATATGGATCCAGCAGACTTACACGATAAGATTGACAAATTTGTTCAGACAAGCTTGGAGATGGTCGAAGTAGAGGCTTCAAAAACAGATTCAGGCAGCGGATCTGTCGAGAAAACTAAAATTTTGACCGTTGCAAGTTATGGTGATGTCTGTGGACCTTACGGTACAACAGACAATACATTCTCTGATGCTGATCAAAACTTACTTGATCCGGGATTCACTGGAGTTCCAACTCAAGCGATGGACTATCGGGCAGACGCAGATCCTAGATTTCAGTTTATTAGAAGAGCCTCTGCACGATCTTTTGGTTATGCAGCAGGTTATCTGACCGGCAACGGTATACCGCCTAACGGGTTTCCTACCGGAGTTGGTATCTCTTTTCCGCCAAGCCCTCAGATGGGATCTTACTTTTTACGCATTGATTATAGACCACAATTACTATATAGATGGGATGGGTGTGCGTGGATTAGAATCAGCGAATTTGTGAGAACTGGAACTGGCTTACAGCCAGACGATGAGTCACAACGCGCAACGTTTATAAACAACAAGGAAGTAACCAGACTTACTAGTGGAGAAGTTGTGCCACAGGCTCAAGCTCTAAGCACAATACTTACTCGACCAAAACCTGATTTACCACCGAAACCTTAGAGGCTATTATGGCAGAATTTTTTTACGATCAACAGATACGCCGATTTTTGATTCAGTTTGCGAAAATCTTTAGTTCATGGTATGTGACAAAAGGCAAAGACCCAAACGGAAATAATATTTTAGTTCGTGTTCCAGTCATGTATGGAGATGCCAGCAGACAGGCCTCAACTATCATAGCTAACAACAGTGCAAGCAATCTGCCAACTGCGCCAATGATCACTTACTACATCAGTGGGCTTGAATATGATCAACGCAGAACTCAAGAACCATACTTCATAGACAAAATGCAAGTTCGTCAGAGAGCATACAATGAAGAAACCGAATCATACGACACTGTTCAGGGGCAAGCGTTTACTATCGAAAGACAAATGCCCGTGCCATATACTTTGCGAATGCAGGTTGATTTTTGGACTACAAACTACAATCAAAAGCTTGAGTTAATAGAACAATTAGGTACCCTGTTTAATCCATCTCTTGAAATTCAAAGCACTGATAATTTCATAGACTGGACATCACTATCAGTAGTCTATCAGGATGGATTAACATTTAGTACAAAATCAATTCCAATAGGAACTGGTAATCCAATCGACATCTTGTCATGGAAGTTTTACATGCCAATTTGGCTTAGCACATCTGCCAAACTGAAGAAGATGGGCGTTATTCACAAAGTTATTGCAAGTATCTTCAAAGGAACAGCCTATCAAGATATTCAGAATGAGGACTTGTTGCTAGGTACCAGACAGAAAATTTCACCTTATGGCTATAAAGTCTTACTAAAAGGCAATTCATTGCAACTGTTGCCTGCTAACGAAGCCTTTAATCCATCTAATGTGGACCTAGATCTACCGCCAAATCCAGACACTTCATTGTACTGGTCAAGTCTGCTAAATGTTTATGGCACGATCAAGCCTGGTATATCACAGATTTGGTTGCAAAACCCATACATGGACACGGATATTGTTGGTACAATTGCTCCAGATCCTATCGATGATCGATATTTAATGTATGATATTGATCCTGATACTCTGCCACAAAACACACTTCAACCAGTGGACAGTGTGATAAATCCACTTTTATCTGGTCCTAATGCCGGATTGCCGGGTCCAATTGCTGGTAGACGCTATTTGATTGTTGAAGATGTGGGTAGTCCGGGCAATTCCACTGTTGCATGGGGATCATTAATTGCCAGTATAAACGACATTGTTGAGTATGATGGCTCAGAATGGTTCGTTTCGTTTGATGCTTCTGAATCTGATTCAATCGAATACGTACAAAATCTGACTACAAACATTCAATATCGTTGGATATATGAAGAAGAACAATGGATGAAATCATTTGAAGGATGGTATGGAGAGGGAGATTACTCGATAGTTATTTGATCCTGACTCTTACGCATGATAATTAACAGTATGAAAATCGCTGCCGGCATATTTTTCTACAGTAACTCTACCAACAGATTCTTGTATCTGCTTCGTCACGAGAGTAAAAATTCCTGTGAATGGAGCATACCAGGTGGAAAAATAGACGATACGGAATCTCTGTTCGATGGATTGAAAAGAGAGTGCATGGAAGAAATGCAATTCGATTTGAATGATATCAAACTTGTGCCGATTCAAAAGTTCACAAATTTAAATTTTACATATCACACGTTTTTTGCCTCACTAGATAATGAATTCTTGCCTATTCTTAATAGTGAACACATAGGTTATGCATGGGTACTACCTCCAAACTATCCCAAGCCTCTACATCGAGGATTATTCATGACTGTTAACATTGATGTAGTTCAGGAAAAACTTAATGTTTTGACAAAAAAAACGGCTCCGAAGAGCCGTTTAAATGTTCAAACAAATGAACTAATTAAGTCAAAGCAAACAACTTGCTGAGTGCTTCAAAGCCTATGGCTCCCAATGCCATACCTGCCCCCATAATCATCCAGCGCCATTTCTCTAGATTGGTAACTTTTCTTTCCAGAGTTCTGTGCTGTTCTTGATCTGTTTTACTCATCTCTTCGATCAGTCGATGCGTAGTTTGAGAACATGTTGACATATGTGCCCGTAACTCTTGTAACTCTGTTTTTAAATCATCAATCTTTTCACTGAGAGCTTCAGTGAAAAATTGAAGGACCGCAATGTCGGTTTCATGTTGTTTTATACGAGATACTCTAGCTACACTTGACATTTACTTAAGCCTTGTTGATTGTTACTACTGGGTAGTAAATACCTGCCGCTACGTTAGCGGCGGCCGCCGCATTGAATGTTGCATAAACTTCAGATGCTGCATTAGCATTTGCAGTGTCATAGAACACATCTGAGTTGATGTCATTCAAGCTTTGGACGTACACTGTATCAGTATTGGCATAAGTTCCCAATATGTTGAAAGTGTTGGGAGTTAGCGCAGCATTTGCTACGTTAGCAGTGTAGCAAGCGCCAACTAGTGCTGATGTTACACCCTTAACAAGATACTTGGTCTTGCCTTTCTGACGAATGATAAATCCAGGTTCAGCAGTTGAATAAACGAAAGATGCACCTGATGCATTTACCAATGCGTTAGCAGACAGATCAAGATTACCACTGTCGGCAATAGTTGCAACATAACCGAGAAGTGTACCTTCGCTGGTTGTGAGTGCAGAACCTGCGGCTAATTCAGTAGTAAAATCAGTTCCTGTACCTACTACTGCAACTGAGTTGTTGGCAGCAGCGATTGTACCAGTGCCTGAAACTCCGATTGCTACGTTAACCAATGTTTGGCTACCGAAGATTGCTGTGTTACCACCAACTACACCGTATGTGGCAGTATTAGTAGCTGGATAACCAGTGCCGCTCAGTGGATTGTTGAAGTAAGCATCAACAACGTTTACTGAGGCTAGAACTGAACCACCCGAAGTGTCAGATAGTGTTACTGGAGTGCTTGTTGGATTTGCTGAAAGCTCTGTTGCTGAAACTGTGAAAGTTGAAGCACCGGTAATTTTTAGAATCCAATATGTAACTCCTCCTGTCAAACCACCTACTGATGATGCAGGAATGAATGACATGCCTGCAAATACAGCTACGTTTGAAGAAATAACTGTTGATGTAGATGGAACACTTGATAGTGTTTGTGAAACTGTTACTTCGCCAGATGCGGCGGTAGTATCAGTGATTGTAAGCACGGCTTGTGCTTTTGCGATTTTTAGTGGACGACCCATTTGTTTTCTCCTATGTATGACGGGTTTTAGCCGCTACGCGGTGGGAGCCGCATAAGTTACTGTGATTGCACAGTAAGCACATATATTTATCGAAAAATTGAATTTTACTGTCTACAGAACTATCAAGTAATTTCCCAAGGCCTGCCCTCAAGCAAACCGTCAGGATGTGGGTTAGGAGTTGATACGTTACCTATATATTGACTAGGTAGTAGGTCGATATCGTATATTGAATAAGGATTACCTGCCGCATCTCTGTCAAGTGAGGCCAAGTCTAATTTAGCCAATTGACGATCTTGTAAGGTTTCAAGTTCGCCGATAACATTTCCGCTGCGAAGTTCAGAATCAGTCACAATGTTGTAGCTAGCCAGTGTATTACCATCTGCGAGTTCTTCATTATCAAAAGCAAGAACATACCAGTCAGAACTGACGCCGGTCGCAATGGCAATGACTAGTTTAAGTGCTGCTACAGTTTGCCCATCGTCAATGGTGTACTCATCATACTGTGCAGCATTTAATAAACTTTGAACTTGAATGGTAATTGATGCCATTTAGAATCTTCCAACTGCTACTTCTATTATTCCTGTTGTACCGTCAAAGTTTTGTATAGCTTTACCTATAACTGTGCCAACAGCTGGATTCGACTCAGCACGAGCATATCCTTCTCCTGCACTAACAAGCATATCTCCTTTAGCGATTTTGCCTTTTACTCTGCATGGCACACGACCTTGTAGTGCCAGAATCACTAGATATCTACCTTCACAAGTGGAATTCATTACATAAGCTGGGTTCGTGGAAACAACTCCTGCCACTCTTCGTGAATTGTCTTCCGCTAGAGTTACTTCCTTATCACCCCCGAAATCCACCACCGTGCCTGATGTATAGTAAGCATCAGCAACGTAATATTCTGCTAAGTCTGCATAGGTAGCTTGCAGTTGTGAACCAGCTGTTAATGTCCAGTTACCAGTAATAGTGCCTGGAGTAGTGTTTGCTCCTGTAGTGATATTTGCTGTTATTACCGAAGTTGATACTGTCGCCCCGGATACTGTCAGTGCATTACCTGAAGCCGGAGCAGCAATCGTCACTGTGCCAACATTATTAATCGTTATGACATCAGCAAAACTCGACGCTGTTCCGCGCTGAACAAACAAATTACCAGAAGCCTCAAGTGCTGGATTATTGGTATTTCTGATCCTAAATCCATAGAAATCAGCAGGAGTATATCCAAAATGTAATATGTGAGATTCCTCAGAACTAGTAGAATCTCGACCGATACTTATATTACCTCGGGCAATAGTGGTGTTTACACCTACATTTCCACCGGGAGTGACTCTTACTTTTTCAGTAGCACCAGTACCAAGAACCAAAGGTTGTGCTGATCTTGTTCCTATACCAAACGGAGCATTTGTGTTTGCGCTCATAGCAGAACCATTCGCGCCTACAGTGAACAGAGAGCCAGAAGCGTAACTGTTACCATAGATCGTAAATTGTACT